AAACAGGCCACTTCCTTGTAGCCTGAATTATTAACTAATTATGGATTAGTTAGATGAAGTTACTGGCTTAACCAATAGTGCATTACGGTTCATGTAAAGAGCGTTACACTCTTCAAACAAAGTAATACCGCGACGATTATGCTCTTCCATAAACGCATACTTTTCCATACCCATACTGTTTACATAATCCATAGTCTGTGAAGGACTATAAACAGTAGCAAACATATTCTCTGCACCTACAGGAATTAAGTAGCCTTTGTTAGTACCATTCATTAGAGAGATACCACCAATACTATCTGCCATACGGATGTATGTAACACCAGTAAGTGAAGAAGTAAAGTGTCTACGCATGAATACTGATTCATCAGCAGAGAAGCCGCCACGATCACCAGCAAGTACTCGTAGGTCTAGAGTAGTGCTAGTGTTGATAGCAGCAATGCCACCCATCTTAGCTACTTCGTATGCAAATAGTTTGTCATACAAGTCACCACTACATACCATAGCCAATGAAGAGTAAGTTACACCAGCTTTCGCACAATCTTCTTGTAAAACATCTACTAGATCATTAATAATCTTTTCTGATGTAGTACCACCCAGCAATAGGTCTTTAGCTGCTGCACGCGAAGCACCATAAACATCAGTGTAGAAGTTGTAAGAAGGTGCTGCACCATTGAATGTGTAGTTAGTATCTGTAGATAGTACTTTAGCAATAGACAACTCTTTAAAAGCTACCCATGCACTGTCCATCTTACGTGACATTTCAGATACACGTTCTGCGGTTGTGTAGAGATCATTAGAGAAAGGTTTACGCTTACCTGATACATCAGCAGGAGCTACATTAGCACTAATACCGTAAGAACCTGTACGGAACAACTTCTCTTTAGCACTATCTTTACTAATACGTGCTGCACCTAGCTCATCAAAACGCTTACCTTCTGGCAACTGAATTGTCTCAGTTAATTCATCGTAAGCAACTTTATCATTACTTACAGAAATCTTATCCATATTACCTAGCAAGAGTGCAGTTAGAAAGCCTGACTTGACAGATGACTTACGTGTAATACCTTCTGTTACATCCTGTAACTCAAAAGAGTTCATCTCAGAACGTACAGCCTTATCAATTGGTTGAATACTCATATTATTTTAATTCCTCTTATGCCAAGTATGAAGCGGCTGCATCAGCGGCTTGTTTAGTAGTTGTAATACGCTGTGCTTCTAATTGTGCTAGGAAAGCAGCTTGTGCCCCTGCATCTGCACCATTCCAGATAATACCTTCTTCTAGTACAGCAGCATCGCCTCGATATAGAACAGTCATCTTAGGAGCAGTACCACCTAGATCAGTGTCTTCATCATTGAAGCCTTTACCTTGATAGTTACCTACAGATAAAGCAACTACAGAACCATCTTTAAGTGGTGAACCACCTGTAGAGATGACTGTTGCAATAGTTTGTGCAACATAAGGTTCAAACTCTGATGTGGTATCATTCCATATCATAGCAACACCAATATTATCAACCGTACCTGACGCACCTACGTCAACAGTGGCATAGTTAAAGTCAACTGCATTATCCATAGCAAAAGAATCTTCTGCTGCAATCAACTCACTCAATAGTTTACGACTCGTAGAAACTGTTGGCATATTATTTAGCCTCCTTGTTTAATTCTTTTAGTTCTTCATTAATATTTAGAGATTTAGTAACAGCTTCCGCTTCACCATCTTCACCTAATTCACCAAACTTCTTATCAATGGCATCCTGCTTACTTGCAGACTTCTCTAGTGATTCTTTAGACTCTACCAACTCAGCGAATGCTTTAGTGATAGCTTCTTTTTCATCTACAGAGACACCTTGTAATACTTTAACAACATCTTCTGTATTACTTAGTTTAAACTTCTCTACTTCCGATGTAAGCTCTTGTGTCTCTTTGGCTTGCAACGCTTTTTTGAGGATTGCAATTTCATCTTGTGCTTCTTGTAAAGCATCTTTTTGTGCATCTGACATTTCGTTTCCTTTTGTCATAGTTTGCTCTTCCCCTGCATCACTCTTGACAGAGGAGAGGGAGTTGGTATCACTCTGTTGCTTTCGCAATGGAGAGAATATTTCGCCGTATCTTTCTAACTTAGCGGCTTGTTCTGGGGTGAGATCATCTTCTGTAGGTTGTTTTCCTGACTTACATAAGACAGTAGTTAGTCCCGATGCAGGCCCACCTTGAGATTCATCAGTCATTGATATTTCTGCTGTCTCTGGATCAAAATGTATGTTTTTTAATGAGCGTGTTGCTTTAGTGCTATTAGTCATTAATTAATTCCTCTATATTAGCTAAAGCTCCAATAGAAGGGGCGTTTAGTTCATTAGTTTTCTTATCTTCCCATGCTTCTTTATTATGCCATTTTGCTGTAATCAAAGGAGTACCTGCTTTTACGGTAGTATCTCCTATCTTAGCATCTACCTCCTGAACCCAAGCACGTTGCCATGAGAATACATTAGTCTTGTGTAGGTGGAATAATCCAGCTTGCATTTGACCTTTATCTATTAGCTTATTAGCACTATCTACCATACCCCTGATAGCTTCTATATCTGCCGTATCTCCATGTAAGTCTGTATAACCCGCTGGTATATACATAGGCTCAATAGAGATCATCTGTTCATCATCGAACTGCTTAATAATGACTTCATGCTCATCTTTCTTAAAGAAGTTTTTAAGTACTTTAAGCACAGACTTTTCTACATCAGTTTCACCTGTAGGTACGTCCTTCCACTCTGTCAGTTTAGTAACAAAACTAGCTTCTTCTTCTACAAGAGTAACTACGTTATCTACATAAGTGTAAGCAATTTTAAATTGACAATACTTCTCTTTAGGTGCATACCATAATGTAAAGTAAACATACTCATCATCATGATCTTCGTAGTAAGCCCACTCTTTGTAATCATTTACTTCAAATACATATTCGATGGACTCTCGAATTAACCTTACTTTATCTTGTGCAGTGTTCTTAGTAATACTAACTGCATCTTGTTTAACGAATAAATCTTTTAAGTTCATATTATTTCCTATGCAGCGTTTTCATTATTTGTATCACTACCTGCTCCGTCTTTTTGTGAATCACCATTACCACTACCTTCGTTGTACTTACCCATAGCAGCTTCTAAGTCTATCTCCTCAATACCTTCTAATGGTAATCCCATCCACTCATACAGCTTTTCTAATCCAGCTTTAGTCATAATGCCGCCACTAGCTAAACGGGATGCACCTTTGGTTAAGGAGTCTATGTCAGGCTTGGTAGGATCATCTGCCTCAAAGTAAGGCATATCTTTCCAATCTACTTCCATACCATTAGCTTCTAGTATCATTGGAAGTAATTGATTATTGATAACATCTGTTATCCACATAATTAGGCGTTGTACATAATAATCATGTGTTGACATTTGATTAGATGATAAAGCATTAGAGCCATGTCCATTTTGACCTAGTAGTTTAAAACCAGCTCCGAATACATTATATATACTCTTCTTCTTTATCTCTATAATTTCAGATGTTTTGTATTGCTTGCCACCACCATCTATACCTTTCTGCTCAAAGTCATACATCTTGGTTTTACTTTGAGCATCTACATCACTAGCTAGGACTATTAAGTTACCCTTAGCGTTTTGTATATTAGATGCGTTCTCTATGATAGATAGGTATTGCTGGTAGTCATCTGGAAACTCTTCTGGATTAGATGCTTTCTCCATTAACTCTAAAGGCATGTAGATAATACCTACGCCGCCTAAATCCTTACTAACACCAATAAGTTCATACTGTTCAATTAACTTCTTCTCAGAATAAGCATCATAACAATAGAATAATGGGCTATAACCTTGTGGGTTATTATCAGCAGGATTAAACCTAAAATGGAGTAATCTACTAGAAGGTATAAATGTATACTTACTATCTTTGTAGTAACCTTTACTCACATCAGAGTAAGATATCTTCCCAGCCTTATAATCACCTAATGTGCTTTCACGTTGAGCTAACTTCATAGGCTTCTGAACAACACCCTTTAAGTCTCGTCCGTTCTTATCCCAAGCCCATCCATAAGTACTGGATTGTGTTCTAGGGGCTAATTTCTTTAAGACCACTTTACCTTTGTATTGTCCGTAGTCTCTCACTTCTAATACTGGATTGATTAGCGCATAGCCGTGTATTAGGCAAGAAGTGGCATTCTGCATTGCCTCTAGCCACGTACCTTGTGATATATTCCGTAGGGTATAATTTAGAAAGTCAGCTACTTCTACGGCTTTTTTATTCTTAGACCTAGCTTTAACCTTACCTTGTTCTAATGCAGGAAGTGTTTTAACTAAGATACTATCAACAGCATCGGCTACATCAGCATCATTCATCATTTCCTTAAAGGTGCAAGGTAAGTGGGCTGGATGTAACTCTTGCTTTTTCTGTTGCTTAATTAATCCAAAACCATCTACTATGTAAGGTTGCCCTACCTCTTTAGGTAATCTAGATAGGTCTGCTGAGGTTTTTTTAGACTCTGCTTTATTAATATTCTCAGTCATTTAAAACCTTCTTATTTTTTATTCTTAGAGGTACGGCCTGCTTTCTTAGTTTTAGATTCAGATACAGGAGCTTCTTCTTTAATTTCTTGTTTTGGCTCTGGAGTAGGTTTAGCTTTTATAATAACTTCTTCTTTCTTCTCTACTTTAACTTTATCGCTGGGATCAGAGCCTTCTTTATATCCTACCCACTTACCTTGCATAGTACTTTGGTAGTTTCTCATGGGGATATCTACTAATAAATCTTCACCTTTAGCTACCTTATAACCTTCATCATGTGCTTCTTGAATTGCTTCAAAGAATAAACGTTCTAGTTTAAAGCCGCTACCACGTGAGATAATTTCAATACGATTGTTTTCTTCGTTCTTAATAATTGGATTCAATTTATATTCCTCTTAAAGTCTTCTTGATGATAATAGATCAGAAGCTAATGTTTTATATTTAGATAAGTTTGCGAAATGTGGAGTTTTATATGTTTTAGTCTGACAGGCTGTATTGAATGCACTTGATGTAGCATCCACCCAATCATCTCGTCTAGACGTACTACTTTTCTTATCTGGGTCAAAGTTCTCTAGCTCTTTTAGATATAATTCCATAGTAGCTTTATTAGGGAAACTCTCTGGTACTATGTACACTAATCCATTAGAGCAAGCATTGCAGAAAGGTTGAAAGTCTTTCAACTTCTTATCTGCTGTATTATTAGGAGTCTTATCTGAAACAACTCTTATACCGTTCTCTACAAGTTTAGCTAATGTATAAGTATGGTCTGTTATACCAGAAGCGTTATCCTTAGTTAGTACAGTAGTTGTATCTTCCCCATCATGTTGTGCTTGAGCTAATATCAGATTATCTCTTGCTCCAGCTAGGTGTCTAAATCTGCCATATATCCTCTCAGACTCCTTCTTATCTCTCTGATCTGGATCGAAACAACTTGGAGCATAATTACCTATAAGCCAATAAAACCCCTGATGATCTTTTAGTATTTCAGGAGATGCTGCTGTATAGTTAGCAGAAGGGTTCTCCTTAGATACTTCTGTATATCCTTTATCCCAAGCTCTATATCTTTTACAATCTAAAGGTATATCTGATATACGTTTAACTTTACTATCATCTTCTCCAAACACCCACTCTCTTCTCCAGAGAGAAGCACCTTTAGGTCTTGAATACCAGTTGCCCCATAGTTGAGTATCACGTTCATGATCTGGTAAGTTATTAAGTTCTGATAGGTAAGCTGTATTCTGCTTTAAACCTAATGGATTATCAAATATATTAAAGAATACAAATGTAAATGTCTTAGGTCTAACGTAAGTTCTTCCTGTTTCAGATGTAGGGTCATCTACCCATACCGCATCTGTATGGTGTTCTTGAAAGTACTCTTCTGAATCACCAAATATTACTTCATCATCTTTAATGATGAAATGTCTTATGACACCTACCTTATCTGGATCAGGAAGCCCTTTCTCGTCTAGGAAGTACTCTACCCAAGGCAAGCACCAAGAGTCAGGGTCGGGGTTTAATGTGCCAACCATGAAGCTATCTGTTTGTGCTTTTGATCGTAAACAAGTCATAAGGAAAGTAACTTGTTCTTGTGAGAATTTGTTTATTTCATCAAATGCAATTAATGTCTGACCTGAACCCCGATAACTTTCTTTATCTTGTTCATATTGCATGTGCCTGTACTGTACTTGTGCCCCAGATGGGAACTTCCAAGTCATGCTAGATGGAAAACCCTTGCCTTTAAATAAAGGATACATGCTCTGTGCTTTATCCCACAGACCAGAAGATTGCATAATCTCCGAGTACGTTCTACGGAAGTAAACAGCTCTGAACTCTGGATCATTATAGAAAGGCAGAGGTATCATAGAAAGCAATTCTGACTTACCTCCAAAACGGCTACCACCCCATAGCATGAAATCTACCTTACCTAAGAGGCTAAAGGCTAGTGCTTGTTTCCCCTCTTGAGGTTTGATATCTTTCCACGACTTATAGGACATATTTAACTCTTATTATTTAACTGCTTTTAAGTGACCGCTCATATCTGGTGCATCTTCTTTATTCTCCTCTTTAGGAGAACCGCCACCTGAGACTTTCTTCTTATCCTGAGCCTTCTTATATTCGAATATATCAGCTTGAATCTCTACACCTATTAACTCTTTAAAACAATTAAAGCTTAGTTTAGGATCAAACATCTTATTTTCTACTACTTTCTTTTCACCTGTAACATCATCAAACTCTTCTGAATAAGGTTGCATACTATCTCTGGCTAATTGTTCAATAGCATCAAAGTAGGATTGCTTACGTTTACCTAGATATTGTAATACTTGAGTGTTGGTCATTCTTTTGTTGCGAACACCTTTAGTCCTACCATTAGGATTGCCACTCTTACCTTTCTGGAATTGACCTTTATTCTTATCAGTCATACACCCACCCATCTTTAACTTTTATTTCAACTATATTATCCGGATCTTCTATCTTCTGGCTCGTAGTAGTATTCCTAAACTCCACTCCTAATACATAATCACCTCTAGTAATATTTGTCTCTGTACCTGTGAGAGTGATTACAAAAGCATCTTCTGCTATATTCTTAGTAGTGACTTCCCTGTCTACGCTTCCGGCGATTACTTTAGTTGTCTTATTTCTTAATTGAATATGACAAGTCCAATCTGTTAAATCTGTAATTTGTACACCATCTATCTTTAATATAGACTTGAATGATTTAGTGCTTTGTTTAACAACTACTATTTGTTTCGACATTCTCTGTTATTCCTTCTACGGTAAGATCATCTTCTAAAACTTCTGTTATTATTTCTATAGTCTCAGAAGTGATCTCTATGTCATCGACAGCAGCTTCTACTACAATTTCTTCTGTTATTACATTAAACTCCACAGAATCTACAGGTTCAAAGTAATTATTAACTTGCCCCACTTGAGCATTATTTAACGCTGGAGGTAGTATCATAATCAATTGTAACCTGTAGCCTGTAGGAGATTAGTAGGATTATTACTTGAATCAACAGCATTTATTCTTCTTATTTCTGTTAATCCATCTGCACTTCTTAGTGAAATGTAGTAGGCTTCTGGTTGCTCTACACGAGTAGTACCATCTGCGCCAAAGTAATAAGTAGGGTTATTGTGATTAGCTAATATCTCATCTATGTCAGATTGAATACTTACTAAGCCTGTCACATCCGCTGTGAGCCAATTTCCCTGATTCCCTTGTAACTCATTAGTATCTTCTAGTATAAGAGATACAGACGTATTATCTGGCTCTACATAAGCAGAACCTAATAAAGCATTATCTGTACCTCTCATGTCTGTATTAGTAGTTACTGTATCCACTAAGGCTACGTTAGCTACTACGTCAGTAGAAGGATTGAAATCATTTAAAGCTGTAATATCAGCAGTAGTAGCTAAACTAGATACATCTATAGCATCAACACTGGTTTGTGTAGCTCTTGAGCTTATAGCTGCATCTAAGTATTGATCTACTAAAGCTTTAATATCTGTTATTTGAGAATTATTAGCATTATATAGTCTATCGTTAGGAACCCATATAATAGTAGCAGAATCATCTGCAATAATAGAATCGCCTAAATAATGTGACCATATACCATTTATAATAGTTAACTCAGAACCTATTTTAGCATTTTTTATCTTTAATCTGCCTTGAAGTTCAATATTATACTCATCTGGTTTATAGACTAAGCCTAGTGCATCATATATTAATGCTCCCTGCTCTGTAGTGTTAACCCAACGCCACCAAGCAATACCTCTACGACAATCGAATATATCATTACTATCATTGATATTAACTTCTACATCCGTGAGATTAGCTGTTAATTCACCACCATTTGAGCTGTCTACTAGACTACCATCTAAACCTACAACACCATCGAAGATCATGTTATTGTGTATTTCATCATCTTCTTGTGAATCAATAGCAATAATGCCATTTTCTGTCAACACAGTGAATATTCTAAGAGGAAGTTTAGCTAGTTTACCTGATTGCCAATTAGCCTTTATAAGTATAGTATCTCCTACTTCATTAGTAGCGTCTAGTTCTATATCAAAACTATAACCACTACCTCCTGATACGATACTGTTGTCAATTAATTCTGGAACTGTAATTATATCATCTACTATAGTTGATTTAGAATAGTTTATAACTACTACTCTAGTATCATCTATGATGTTAGGTAAGTTTATTGGTACAGGCTCAAGTTCAGCTTGCCATAAGTAAGTATTATCACAAGGAGCAATAAAGCTAATATCTGTCAAGTACCCTGTTTCTATAGGATTGGATATTTTCTCAACCTTTACCCTGAAATATGAATCAGTTGTAAGAGATAACCCTTGAGCATCATAATCGTTTTGTATATTAACTAGAGTATAAGGTTTGTATGTAGGAGGCTCAGTAGTTCCTTTTAACCATAATTTATACTCAACTTCAAAATAGTTAGTAAGGAAGCCGCTAATACTAATTGCAGTAGGCCTACCAAAAGCTGTTAGTGTATTAGATTTAGTTTGTACAGAAGTCCCTATATCAGCATATATACGGTCACTGGAATACTTAATACTGTTTTCATCGCCACTGATAAAACCAGAATCATTACTATCAGGATGAGGTTTAAAATGAACACTACATTCAGTTTTATCAGCTACAGTATATACGACACTACTGTTCATACCCCTGCCAGACCTAAGCGTCCTACCCTGCATGTGACAGAAGTTAAACTCAGTATTATCTTCTGCTGAATTACCTACATTTGTATCATTAGGTGACTCAATATTATTGAACTGCCATCCTAATGGGGAGAATATATCAAAATCTTTATCAGTGCTGTTAGACTCCCCATTAAACAACATCCTATCAACTACGCCTGAACTACTACCACCTAGTCTAAATATTCTTGTAAAAGATGTACCAATTGGAATAATGAATTGACTGTCTTTTGAACCTATCTGCCAAGTACCGGCTTGTATATCAAATAAGTATGAAGCCCTATTACTCCAATCTACGCTCCCTATGTAGGTGATAGTGCGTACATCATAATTACCTGCAAAAGAGTTATAAATAACAGCAGATGGTACATTATCTCCTATTTTATA